GTCTTTTTCATGCCAGCGTCTCACCCCACTTTTTCTTCAACTCCTCGAACTTCCTGCGGTCCTCATCCCACTCCTCGGGCGTCTGCGGACCCTTGTGCTCAGCCTTCTCCCAAGGGAACCGGGTAAGGTCGGTGAAACGCTTCAGCCTGTTCTTACGCTCAAGCTGTACGTTGAGCAGATGAAATGTTATCCATCGTCCAATCTCCCACCGCTCCTTACTCTGCCGTTCCTGCTTTCCTGCATAGCCCTCGCACATCAAATCATACTCAGCCCACGTCATCCTGTAAAACTCCTCCGGGCTCAATCCCAACTCCCCGGTGGCAAAACAAAGAACATCACGGCGGGTTATTTTTTTTTTGCTTCCCCGTCAGCGTGCTCCTTCACAGTCTTACCGAACACCTTGCTCTTCATAAACCCGTCAACAAGCTCCTCACTCTGCCTCTTGGTCATCCTGTCTACGATGTCAGCCAGCTGCTCAATAGAATACTTTGCCCGCTTTCTGTTGTGGGTGCAGTAGCTCACATAGCCGGAATAGATGATATCAGCAAAAAGTTTCTGCTGGTCAATATCGCCAAGCTGGTGGAGCTCAATGTTGTTGATCTCGCACACCTTGAACCAGGCATACATATCAAACCTGAACCCCACCCTCACGCTACGCCAGCGGTTTATTAGGATCTTAAACTCCATTATGTAACCGTTTCTTCAGTCAATGAACCGTCACCTGCAAAAGATATGCTGTACGTCACCGCATCCTCTACCGCAGCGGTCTGCTGTATGCTTGACACATAGGCATCGCCCGTCCACCGGGCATCACCAGTGACCTCGGTGCTAAACTTAAGCGTCACCTGTGTCCGCCCCGTGAGGTCGGCAAAGGCCTCCGAGATGCCCTCCGTGGCATCGTAGGCTACAAAGCCGTCACAGTCAATACTCCAATCCCTTAACCCGGGCAGTACATCTTTCCACCCGCTCGAACTCTTCGTGGTCACATCGATCATCTCTGCGTTCACGTTGACAGTGTGCGATGTGGCATGCCCTATCGCAACGTCATCAACATAAACCAGAAGGCTCGTTCCATTAAATTTCCCTGCTGTCGCCATTTACTTTCTCCTTCTTGTTTTGTATTTTTCTTTTTGTTTGCTTCGTGCCGTCATCCTGCACACTCTTTGCCATTAGCCTCGTGAACGCATTTTCCTTCACAGGCTTGGCCATCTTTTTCTTTATCAGCCCTTTGGCTGTCGGGTTGGTAACCTCCAGGACAGTGCCCTTCTTGACAGTCCCGTTGCGCCTCTTCCAATCCTTTGTCAGTTTTATTTCCATATCTTATACACCCTCCTGGGTAACTGTTATCGTAAGCTCACTCCAATCTTCATCCTTGGAAGCATTGTCAACATCGCCATCAGCGGAAACAGTAAATGTCAGCTCGGCCCCGTCCCTTGTTATCGTGTCGAACCCCGTGAACGTGGCATCCGCATTCAGCGTGTCAGCGATAGCCGTAGCCTGCTGAACGCCTGTTGAGTCATACCCCATCCCTACCTGATCATAAGCATTGTCGACCTGTATCTTCACGTCACAGGCGCTTATGTCGCTTGGCTCGGCATATCCGCCAAAGTAAAACCAAACACCGTAAGACTGCGATGCGCCGTTTATTATAAACCAATATGGTGAATCCGGTGCGGGCAGTCCTAAGTTTAACGCCCTGCTTATTTTAGCAAACGTCATCTCTGTCGTTTCGGCAAAACTCGCATCTTTGGCAATGATCATAAAGTCTACCGCCTTGTGATATATCTGCTCGGAGTTTTCTTGTAAGTCCTCGAACACATCGACCTCATCATCGTATACCGTCTGCAATATCTCCGTTTCGTCATATACGCCCGTAACCCTGTCAAGGGCGGTACGCAAATACGAGGCAATAAGCTCTACATTCGTGTAGTTGTCATCGATAACATCTATCTGTATGCGGTGCTTGTCAAAGCCAACGCCGTCATCCTTAGAGTCTGTCGGCAGCTTACTCACAATAGAGTAAACAAGGTATGGCATAGCAGCACCCTGCACAGCCCTGTTAGGGTATATGCGGTTGCTGACCTGCCCCTGGATGTTGCTGTCAGCATACAAAATTGAATATATCGCTGTGCTTATCACGGCTTATTCCTTTCCAAAAATGTCTGCACTACCCTGCTCAACTCATCACTTATCGACTTGAGTGAATAATTGTGCTTGGTGTCCCATGCCGGGCGCATATATGGCTTAGGCGTGATGCCCTTGCCCCACCCGGTGCTTGATGTGCCAAACTCTACAAAGTGAGCATACCAGGCATCATTAGCCCGCATAGCATTGCCGAACCTCGGGCCTATATACAGCGACCACCCGCCACGGCCAACGATAACGCCGATAGAGCGCTTCAGCTCCCCGGCACGGTGCCTGACCAACCTTGTCATCTTTGCGCCCTTGCTTACGTGCCTGTGAGCGGTGATAAAGGTTTTCTTACCCCCCACCGGGGCGCTGGCCTTTGCCTGCTGCACAAGCGGCTTGGCCCCGGTCCTGAGCGCCTTCATGACGGTCTTCTTGCCAAGCTTCTTGTCCATATTCTTCAGGATGTAGTCTATCTTGGCCATGTCTGCCTTGTCCAATGTTACCTGCATCCCTATCATCAGTCCGTCTTTTTAGCCTTCAGAATTAAAAACCTCTCCCTGCCCACCTCTTCAATGTGCAGGATATTGTAGTATGCGCTGTCGTAGCTTATCCGCATCTTCTCAGTGATACCCGTCTTGTATCTTATCTTGAAGTTGATAGTGTTGGAAGCGGTGCGCTGGTCGGTATCATAACCCTCATCTCCTGCACCGTAATCTAATCCTGCCCAACAGGTATGATACGTTGACCAGCTTACCGTCCGCTCCCCGTTGTCCGTGACCGTTTCCGCTCCCGTCTGTATTACTATCCGCCTGTCTAAAGCTCCAACCACGTCAAATCAACTCCTTCACATTCATTCTCACCGTCAAACCTATGCAGGTTATCTTCGGTCTTAATATCCACGATCATGGGATCCACATCGACAACATCAACATTCCATCCATTCATGTTTAAATTCATCATGCTGTCAGCGTCAAGCCCCAACTCCTTTGTGTCCGTCCACAGGCCGGGAGGGTCGTGCTCATCACACACCTTCTCACACAAACCGCTCTCGACAAGCCTGCGTGAAACGGGCTCGATATATACAAGCTCCTTGCCCTTGCCGTAGTTCTCACCTTTCAGGTTGGTGCTGCGAAGGTAGCGCACACGCCACCGGCGGCCCATAGCATCAAACACCTTGCGACTGATGCACCTACCTGCCCCTATCGGGTAATCGATCTCAAACAGGGCAACCCTGCCCGAAGACAACTCAAGCTGGTAACAACTCCTGACACCGAAGCAGGGAACACCCCTGTCAAAATAATCCTGGTATACCTCCATCAGCGCCGGGTTCACAATATCATCACTGCCAAGCTCCATCATGTAATCCCACTCCATCTCAAGCAGGGCGGCAAGACCGGCATTCTTCTTCCTGCCCAGCGGCCTGTTTTCAAACTTTAAAGAACGCACTCCGTATTTATCTAAAACTTCCCTTTCGCTGTCATCGGAGTAAACAGCAAAGGGCATTACATCCAATCTTTCAAGTCCCCTAAGAAATATCTCAAGAACATCCAGCCTGCCATGTACTGCGAAATAAGCAACTACCAAAGCCTATACATATCAAGTAAGTCATATATAGCCTTCGGATATTTGCGGTGACCCTCATCACCCCTGTTTTCGTAGTTGTGCCCTATCATCAAAAGCAATGCGCTCTTGATGGGATCCGGCACACTGTCCGCATCGGCATAGCCAGCCTCAAACTCAATAATCACGGCATTCGGCCTCTCCCTTACAGTGGGGAAATAATAACCATAGCTTTCATAAATACGTGCCGGTTCGCTGTCCGTATCGACATCGTACTCATCGCTTGAAAGCGTCTGAAGGTCGTTATCGGTATCGTAATATTTGATAGACGTTACCGAGGTCACCGGACACCACTGAAGCAATATCTCATCCGGGAAGTCATCCAGGTACAGATACCACGTTGCAGGCATCAGCTGCCTGTTGGTGTACTGCTCCACCCAGCTGATGGCCGAGTTCCGCAGGTTGGTGATCAAGTCATCATCCGTGGAAACGTCAACCTTCAGGTGTAGCTTCACCTCATCAACAGTCAGGGGATATCCCGTTGCCGCAGTCTTGAGCTTATACATCAAACAGCCTTTTGAGTTTTCTTCTTTTTCACGGCACGCTCAACCTTCTTGTAAGGCTTGGCAAGGCCACCACTTATCAGGGACTTGGCAATGTCGGCAGGGACTTCACGCACACCCTCACCGTATGCGAAGTCCTTGCCTGCCACTGCTGTCAATATTTCAATCTTACGAAGCTGCATGTAAGATATGTTTGATCGGGTTCGTCCCGGCATCAAGAAGCTCGCTGTCCATGCGGCTCCATCCCATGATACCCACCTGTAAGGAGTTCATATACTTCTCGTTGAACCTTACGGTGTTGTAACCCTT